CGCGTTGAGTGATTTATTGATATTAAATCCACGCTTCTCAAGTCGCCCGAGTTTATTCAAAAGATCAGACTTTTCTTCATCAATCGTCTTGTATCCAGGTGACGGTTGCTCTTCGTGCTGTTCAGGGCCATAATCGAACGCCGCGGGAGCAGCGTTATATGCGTTACCGTTATCATATTCACCGTGATCAATAGGCTCATCCATTTGCGGAGGTGGGGGAGCCGCCTGTTTAGAAGGGTTCGCAAAAGCGTCTACGTCGTCTTGAAACATTTCGGCAGGCGGGGCATCCGAACGATGCATTCGCTGAATAGTGGGGGCACCGCCCGTGTGAGCATGGGGTCTACCAAAATCGAGTTGAATTTCATCCATCATGGCTTGTTCCCTCTCATCGAGTTTCATGACCGAATCATTTCCCCTGTCGAGGACAATTTCACCGTCCATTACTCTCTATAATGAAACTAATCTATTCTCTTTAACGCACTTTATAAAAAAATATCAGCACATAGTAAAATGAAGCTCGACTCTACCAACCGTGCGACACTCAAAGCCATCGCTATCACAATCGGATTACTTTTCGTGATCGCCCTTCTTTTCAGTGATCGCAAGTCTAGGTACCAACCTAAGAATATTGATATCGAGGCCGTCTCTCAGGAGTCCCTGATGTCTCTCAAGAGCAGTGTCGACTGCCTCAACGACAGTGTGTACTCCACGAGCACCGGTGGTGTCTGTGGCGACCAGCAGCTCGTTCGCGATCACGCCAATTACAAGATCGTTGGATAAATATTTTTTAAATCATTCTCATTTCCAGTTAAATCGTTACAACGTATTTAAGTAGAAAAATTCTAAGTGTATTATAAATGGCGCTTCTCATCGCCACATCTCAGCCCGATATCCCCGATTACGATCATGAGATTCACACGGTGATCGTCGACAACATCGGACAATCTAATCAGACAGATTTCACAGCTTTTATATCAAATCCATTAGAAAACGTTGTTCAAGCTCGCTTAGTCTCGGCGACGTTAACGACAACAGGCGCCGTCGCACAAAAAGCAATCCATATCGGGATTGAAGAACTTCGTACACACTTTTCTCAACAAACACAAGCGGAGATAAATTTCGGTGGCGACGGTGATCCATCCACTGATACGAAGAATCATTTAAACGGTATTTTCGGTACGATTATTGGTCAACATATCGCTCTTGGACCTTCTTCCGCTACCCGAGTTTTACTATTCCGAGACGACTATCCCATCCTTCAATGCTACCATAACCCCATTCGTAATCTCAGTCGTTTAACGTTCAATATCGATCAACATGACGGTACTTCTGCGACTTTAGGGGATTCGGTGTTCGTATTTCGTATCACCTGCCGCAAGAAGAACCTCGCATAGATTTCAGGGCGTTACATATTTGTAATTTAAAAATACTTTTACTATAGTAAGTATGTCTTCTGGAATCGTACAGTTAGTGGCAATTGGTGCACAAGACGAGCATATAATTGGGGAGCCTGAAATATCATTTTTCACTTCCACATTCAAAAGGCATTCTAACTTTTCACAGTCCGTCGAAAAGCAGACGATACAAGGAGCTGTGAAAGGTAATTCCATGTCATCTATCAAATTCGAAAGAAACGGTGATCTTCTAGGATATACCTATTTCGCGATAGATAATAACACACAGGCGGTAGATCTCCAGGATTGGGGAGATGTGATAAATAAGGTGGAACTTTTAGTGGCCGGGCAGGTTATTGACGTTCAAGATTACGATTTTAGTGAGAATATAGCTGTAGATATGTTCGCACAAAATGTGAGTAAAAGTTCTAACGGTGTGCACCCCGGTGCATCTGCTCGCTCATACTTTTACCCTTTGCGTTTCTTTTATTGTGAGGGTCCTCAATCCGCGATTCCTCTCGTGGCGTTGCAGTACAGCACCGTGGAATTACGCATTTATTGGGGCCCCGAAGCTGGTAATTATAACGTGGATGCTTACGCTAATTATTACTACTTAGATAACGAAGAACGTGGAATAATGGCTTCCCGTGAACATAACATTCTCATAACACAAGTACAAAAAAGTATCCCATCCGGCGAACTCGTCCAAGAGTTGACGTTTAATCATCCGGTTAAATACATTGCTTGCGCCAATACTAACATGGAAAGTACACTGACTTCCATAGATAATAAACTAAAAATTAGTATCAACGGTACCGATATAAGCTCATGGAAGTGGGCGAAGCCCCATTTCGTGGATGTTCAGCATTATTACCATACAAACTTCGTCACATCTCCAGATTGTTTCTTACATTCGTTTTGTTTAAACACGAGTTCCTTACAGCCTTCTGGTTCGCTTAATTTTTCGCGTGTCGAGTCGGTAAAGATTCATAGTGAGTCTAGGGAAATCATAGACCCTATTTATGCAGTAAATTATAATATTCTCAGAGTGAATAATGGGTGTGCGGGTCTCATGTATGCAAATTAAAATCAGTAGTAATATTAAATGCCGAAGAACTTGAGTACCGTCGGTGCTGCCACGGAGCTTCGCTTCGGTAAAAATTGTAGAGAAGATCAGCACGATAACTCCGTCGTCATCAACGCGAGTAATGATAAAATAGACGCAACGAAAGCCGGTGGGTTTTACATCACGCCTCTCGAAATTTCAACAGTATTTGCGGGTGATGGTACGAATGCGACGACTAATACATTCGTAGCGTATAACCAAAGCACGAAACAACTTTTTAGAACACAAGTTCCCATGAGTCTCACTGGTATTTCAGCTGCGAGTAGTGGCGCAGAAGGTGATTTAAACGTAAACGGTAATCTCTATGTGACTGGTAATATCACATCCATAGGAACTGTCGCCAACATTCACGTTACCAACTCTCAATTTAAGGATGGTCTCATTGAAATTGGAACCAATAACATAGATCTCACAACATTTGATTTAGGACATATATACAATCGACCCGTAGGAAGCTCAAACGTCGCCGTGTGTTACGATGCTTCTGCTACGGAACTTATGATCGCGTACACGGATAGTAGTCCTATGGATAATACAAATCAAGCGGTTCCCAAACCTTCTGAAACAATGAACGTCCACGTATACGGTAAACTTTTCACAAACTCTAACGTAGGTGTGGCGAATACTGTCCCGATACATTCTCTTTCCGTGAAGGATAAGTGTTTCATCGAGGCGGGTGGAAATCATCCCAATGTTTTAGATGTTCGTGGTAATACGACGATTGAAGGTGCTATCATCACGAACACGGGTGGTGTCACTAAAAAGACATACAGTGATAAAAATACGATCGCGAGTGGTACGACAGCTTCGGGTGCAGCACTCACACTCACATTTACGAGACACCCGTTTTATGCAAAGATTATAGCACAACTTATCGATAATGACGATAATGAAGTGAGTACTATGACCATAGATTTAGCGGGTGGTGAACGTGGTGGGAACGCTGCTCCTCATAATATAGCACTCGGACCTATTTCTATTTTTGGTAACGCCAGTACGAATCCGTGGAGTTCTACAGTCGCGGTGACACAGACTACTGTGGTACTTACTCCGAGTACCGATTTTACTGTTGCCGCAAATTCTGGTGAAGGAAGTTATTCCATATTCATCGAATACATTTCACCCGATACCGCAGGCGCGATCACGAGTATTAATAGCACCAACTTTGGATATTAAATATATTCGTAAATTATAGATGTCGGAGACAAACCTTCAGTTATTTCCAGGTGTTTTCAGAAGTACCGTAGGGGGTGAAAACCCCGGCTTCTTCTTACATTCAGACGGACGTGTAGGTATAGGTAATAAAGCACCGACCACTAGACCTTTATGGTCGTCGGATGATGCTGATAGGAATAAGTTAAATGTTACGGGACATACTCATATAGATGGAAATCTTAACGTCACCGGACATTTGTACGGAGACGGATCAACTCTAAGTGGAGTCGCAGCTGTTATAGGTGGTTATTGGGATCTTGATCAATCGAATAATAATACTAGTTATTCGGCCGGTAATGTCGGAATAGGTGGAGCTGCGAGCACGAATAAACTTAAGGTTCATGGAACTGTCGAAGCGACTGCATTTATAGAGAATGGGACTGATATCAGTTCGACTTACGCGACCCAAAGTGCATTAACAAATGGTCTTGCGACTAAGCAAGCGGCCGGTAGTTACGCAAGTATAAATGGTGACTTAGCTCAAGATTTTTACGCTAAAGAGAATTATGCACAGAATTGGTTTCGTGTACAGGGTAGTGGTGGTATTTATTGGACACAACACGGTGGTGGGTGGTACATGAGTGACTCTACGTGGGTACGAATATATAACGGTAAAAGTCTGTGGGGGGGCTCTGGGACGATCGGGACAGATGGTAAAATGGGAATTGGTACATCAAATCCCATCGCGAAACTCCATGTTAACGGGTCGGCGGGTTTCACGATAAATACCGGATGGTTGACGTATTTTGGCCCATACAGTGGCAGTTTCTCTCATAATTCAAATAGCTCCTGGGGGGGCGGTGGAAGTATATACGCAACTTCGCATATCTGCACGCAAGGTTACCATGTCAGCGGTTCAGGAAGTATAACCGCATCGGACTCGCGAATCAAGAAAGAGATAGTAGATGTTGAAGATGTGGCAGCTTTAGAGACATTGCGACTCCTCAAACCCAAACAATATAAATATGTAGACGAGATTAACCGTGGATCCGAACCCGTGTGGGGTTTCATTGCCCAAGAGGTGCGTGATACTCTGCCTCACGCCACACACCTAATAACGGAATGTGTTCCAAATATATACCAGGTGGCTAATGTATCTGCTTCTAATGTGATTACATTAACTAACTTTGATACCTCCACCCTTGATAGTAATGCGGTCTTGAAAGTATTTGATAAGGATGATAAGGAACATTTAGTCACTATCACTGATATTGTGGACGAACATAGTATCCGTGTAGATGAAGACCTTTCAGAATTGACTGGATCTATTGACGAGTCTGGTAATGTGGTGGCCGGTAATCAACTCTTCGTGTATGGTCAGCAAGTAGATGACTTCGTGTTCCTAAAAAAGGAAGCGATCTGGACGGTGGCTACATCGGCTCTACAAGAGGTTGATCGTCAACTCCAAGCCGAAAAGGAAAAGGTAGCAAGTTTAGAAGAACGTCTAGCTGCTTTGGAAGCCATCGTACTTAATCAATAATCATTACCTCACATAAAATGCACTACATTTTATCTAAGCTAATATAAATGGTACAGACGACGAGCCATATATTTTCAGGGAAGGTCGATATCGAGAGTAACCTCTTGGTAGGCTCTTCCCACCTGTTCGTCGATACCACTAATAATCGTGTAGGTATCACAACGGCTGACCCCGATGCCAGTCTACATGTAAACGGAAACGTGTACGTGGAATCAAACGTCGGTGTCGGTTCTAATATTGAACTCGATGGAGATACGGGTATAATCACAGCCACAGAGTTTCGGGGTGATGGAAGTAATTTATCGGGTGTACTCACATCCCTTCAAAATGCGACGGATCAAGGGTCGACATCTAACGCGACGATCCAATTATCAAACCCCGATACATCACTCGTCGCTTCAGGAAATGTCGTCATCTCCGGAAATGTCACATCTTTGACGTTCATAGGTGATGGTAGTCAACTCACGGGTGTAGCCACGAATCTTCAAGCGATCACGGATAATGGCAACGTGACGTCTAATACCGTTCAATTTACTAATACTGGAACTTCACTCACGGCCAGTGGTACTATTAAAGCCGTCGCCGTACAGGTAAATGGGTTAGATGTGGCCTTGGATCAAGATATGACGTCTAATGCCGGTCGTGTCAGTGTTCTTGAAACGGATCTAACTTCGAATGTTACACGCGTGACTAATTTAGAGGCTGCAAATGTGGTTCAAGAGACTCTTATTACCAATCTTCGAACAGATCTGGATTCGAATGCAGTACGCGTTTCCAGTCTCGAAACAGATAGAACGTCTAATACTCTACGTATTTCCGTCCTTGAATCGGCTAATATCATTCAGGGAGATCTCCTCACGGATCTTCGAACGGATGTCACCTCGAATACAGGTAGAATAGCGGATTTAGAATCAGCGAACGGTGTTCAAGAGACTCTGATTACCGATCTTCGAACGGATCTGGATTCGAATGTAGTGCGCGTTTCCAGTCTCGAAGCAGATAGAACGTCAAATACCTCGCGTATTTCTGTATTAGAATCAGCGAACGGTGTTCAAGAAACCCTTATTACCAATCTTCGTACGGACATGACGTCTAATACTAGTCGTATCAGTGTTCTTGAAACGGATCTGACTGATAATGTAACTCGTATAGCTGACCTAGAAAGTGCGGATGTCACACACACTTCTGACATTAGTTCACTTCAATCTGCGAACACGGTCCAGGGGGGTCTCATAACAAATCTCGAAACAGCCACCCAATATATTTCCGCTACCGCGAGTGGTACGGTTATCAGTTCTAATTTGGACGTTACGGGAAATATATTTATGCGCGGTAAAAAGTTTATCGTTGAATCCGAAACAAAATTAATAAACGATGCGATCATAGGTATAGCAAATAATAACACGACATCTACTACAGATGTGGGTATTCTCATGCAACGTCCCACGGCGAACGTGGCTCTCGTACATCACGGAGGAACAAATGATTTTACGATTGGATACACACAAAATGATCTCGAAGCGACGGATATAACCAACGATACAACGAACGAAATTAATGTTAGCGTACTTGGAAATCTTTACACACAAAATAATTTAACGGTAGGAAACGTCGTGACAGCTTCTGCATTCGTCGGTGATGGAACGGGTATAACCGGTATAAACTTACAACAAGTCGCCGCCGTGGGTCACACTACGACAACCCCTTTAATAACATCTAACACGTTGACAGGTAAAAGAACGGGTGCGTTCGATTCGAAGGGTGATTCAACGATCGAAGGAGAAGTGTTCATAGATAACCTGAATGCCGGTGAAATGACATCTCAGTCTATAAGTGGGACACAACAGGGATCTGGTATTACCTTAACAAACCCTATAGTTATTACGTATTACGGGAGTAACTGGTTAGTAAATGGTCAATCATGGAATGATGTATTTCACTTTACGTTTGTGGAAGGACTTACGTATGTGTTTGATATATCTCATACAGGTACCCGAGTTCAAACAACGGGTCCTCATATAGGCTATTTCGATATAACTGGTGATTATAATTATGGTTTTAACTCAACTCCTTATGAATTCGGTGTTAAACGTGTCGGTGAACAAGGATATTCTGGAGCACAGTTTCGTTGGACTGTTCCACGAGGTGCATCATCTTTCCAAGGAGCGGGTGGTGGGTCGCATCCAGGACCCGGTTATTTCTATTTTATGACGAAGCCAATCACAACTGGAAGTACTTCTCCAGGAAATACTACCGAAAGAAGAATACGGGTTATACCAAACCCCGATCAACATCTTCTCACCGGTCAAACGCAAATACATGGAAATCTCTATTCCGATTCAACCATCGTATCGACGAATGTCGAAGCTACAGATACAATAACCGCGTCTGATCTGGTATCGTCAACACGCACACTCGTCAGTAATGTTGCGACGATCGGTACGACCAAGACGTTCGTTGTGACCGTGGTAAGTACTGGGGGTGGTAATAAATATTTCATAGACGGTGAGCAACAGGCTACTATTGAACTGCACCAAAATCAGACGTATATATTTGATCTTTCGAGTACAACCCTTTTGACACACCCCTTTGTATTTGATACTTCAAACTCAAATGATGGAACGACTAGTTCAAGTCCATATCACACCACAGGTATAACAAGTACGGGTGTGTATGGAAGTACTGAAAAGAGAACGTTTGTAGTCCCGGTGGGTGCCCCTACGACCTTATACTATTACTGCACAGCCCACGCGGGTATGGGGGCTACGATAAGTATCTCACCAACCGCAGAACTCATCGTTTCCGGTCGGGTCGTCGCTTCGGGGAATGTCGAAGCCTCTAAATTCATAGGTGACGGTAGTCAGCTCACGGGGATAAGTGGTGCGACAACATCCGATCTTCAAGCTGTGACCACGAACGGTGCCATTACATCAGACGCGATTCAATTTACGAATACGGGTACTTCACTCGCAGCGAGTGGTGCTGTGACCGCAGCTTCGGTCACAGCCACCGGTGGTATATCTGCGGCCTATTTCACAGGTGATGGAAGTAACGTGAATATAGGGGAAATGACGGCGGAGACCGTTCCATACGTGGACTCTAATAAACAGTTACGTGATTCGTATATCACACATGGACCAAACAAGACGATCATCACTTCAAATCTTGAAGTTACGGGTAATATATTCATGCGTGGTAATTCATACGAGATAACATCCAATAATACGGTCATAAACGATCGGATCATAGGTCTCGCGAATAATAATACGAGCACGACGCTCGATGTGGGTCTCATGTTGCAGTACCCTCAAAAGAATGTAGCGATTATTCATCACGGAACGGTCTCGGGATCACCACATAATGGACAATTAACTGTTGGATATACACAAAATACGTTCGTGGAAGATAATGTCATTCATGATGCGAACAATATCACACTCAACGTGATTGGCCACGTCATCACCCAAAATAACATAACGGTCGGTGCACAAGGTAGTTATTACGGTGACGGCACGACCTTAACGGGTGTGGCTCTTGAAGCTGATCTTACGAATAACGTCACTCGTATATCCGCTTTAGAGACGGCGACGATCATTTCCAATTCTTCCGGAATTACGTCAGGGTTCGTGAGAGGTGATATTATATACGCGAGTGCTGATAATGTACTCAGTAATCTTGCATTAGGAACAAGTGGACAGGTTTTAAAGAGTGATGGTACGGATGTCGTGTGGGGTACGGATGGTGGAGGAGGTGGAGCTGGGAATACTCCATGGCAGACGAACGGTAATAAAATTCATTATTCCACTGATAATGTAGGTATTAACACGTCGACGCCAGCGTTTAAATTAGACGTCCACGGAACGGCGAATGTCGGTGCTTTAACCGCTACCAGCCTTTCTGTCGGTGGTCAGGCACTCGCACTCGCGACCGATTTAGCCGCGAATGCCTCGAGAATTAATACACTTTATACAGAGATTCGTGATGGAGCAACTGCTGGTGATATTATATACGCGACGGCGACGAATACACTCGCGAAACTTTCGATCGGGTCGGCAAATCAGGTTCTCACGGTTCAAGGTGGATTGCCCGCGTGGGTGAATGCAAGTGGAGGCGGAGGTGGAAGTGGTGGGGGTCAGTGGACGACGGTTAATACGAATGAAATACATTACAACGGAAATGTGGGGATTGCAAACGCAGATCCGGGACACGATTTAAGTGTCGGTTCCAATCTGTTTGTGGATGATGATGGGTCGAATGTGCTCGTGGTGACGGGTAATACCGCTATGTCTTCACTCACACTCGGTCAGGTTTCGATCGCAGTGTCTTACGGGCTTAACGATATTCTGAACGTGTCGAATACGTCGTCTAATATCATGCAATTAACGGACGCGACGACGGGACTCGTGGCTACGGGTAATGTACACGCGCTTAAGTTTATCGGCGACGGTTCGGAACTTACTAATATTGCGTCCAATTTAGACCAGATCGTGAATAACGGAAACGTAACGTCTAATACCGTCCAATTTTCTAATGCGACGACGGGATTAGTGACCACTGCGAATGTGGAGGTGGGTGGTGAACTCATTATGACTGGAACAGGTGCTCTAACCGTTCCAAATGGTACGACGGGAGACAGACCGGCTGCTACCACAGGGATGATCCGCTATAACACCACAACCGGGTTCATGGAAGGCTATGCAGCGGCGGGGTGGGCCCCTATCGCCCAACCACCCACAGTCACGGGTATTTCACCGTTAACCACACTTCCTAGTGGGGGGAATGTGGAGGGGTTCTTTAACCAGACTGAACTCATCCACCCAAATATGCCTGTTCTGACAAGTGGTGACAATGCGTATAATTACTTCGGAAAGAGTGTTTCTATGACTTCGGATGGGACACGTGCCATAGTCGGTGTACCTTATGATGACATTGGTGCATACTCGTCATACACTGAGTCGGGATCAGCACAAGTATTCAAGAGGACTGGTACCACGTGGACATGGGAAGCAGAGTTTGTCGACCAGCACGTGAATCAGACGAGTGTGACGGCAGTGGCGACGACTTATGACAGGTTCGGTACTAGTGTCGCAATATCAGATGATGGGATATACGCCGTGGTTGGGGCTCCTGCCGATAATGCTCCCGGTTCCTTAAACGATGCAGGGTCAGCTCAGATTTATATAAGATCTGGAACAACGTGGACCCATCAACAATTGTTATATAGCAACAGTCCGACTGCCCTTGACTTTTTCGGCATTTCTGTCTCCATTAACTCTGATGGAACACGTGCCCTGATTGGAGCGACGCAGGAGGCAAGCACCAATACCAGTGCGGGTTCAGCCGAGGTATGGGTCAGGAATACAGCTACTAATGTGTGGAGTTACGAATCAAATTTAACCCAGGCAACCTCGAGTGTCGATGATCATTTCGGTAATAGTGTTAGGTTATCTTCAGATGGGGTATATGCTATAGTAGGGGCATGGAAAGTATCTAGTGGTGGAGATTCGGAAAACGGTGAGGTCGTGATCTTTGTGAGAGATACCAGTACCAACAATTGGACTCGTCAGGCGACATTCACAATAAACCCTCAAGAAAATTGGGGTGCGGGGAGCTCGCGTCACGGTGCCAGATTCGGTCACGCTGTAGACATTAACTCTGACGGGACCCGTGTTGTGGTTGGGGCGGTGAATGACTATGAGGCCGGGGGTACCAACAATGGTCCCCGCCCTGGCTCAGCTGATGTATGGAAAAGAAATACGGGAGAAAGTACATGGGCATTTGAAGCTCGGTTGGATTTTCCGGATACCTTCACATCTTCGGATAGTTTTGGTGATTCGGTCTCCATTTCTTTGGATGGGACCCGTGTTGCGATTGGGGCCCCATATCATGACAGAGCGGTACAAAACAACACTGGGGCTGCTTACATTTTTGTCAGAAATACGACGACTAACGCCTGGACTCTTAAAACGAGTCTTTATCAGACTGAGTCCGAGGCGAGCGCGCTGATGGGTGATTCGGTTGCTCTTTCCGGAGATGGAAACTATGTATTGATTGGAGAACCACTTAAAAATATTACCGACTTACAGAATGGATCCACGGCGGGGACCTCCGCTGGTAAGGTTGGAGTATATGATTTCAGATCACAGGTCTTTGACACATCAACCCAGGTCTTCACGGCTACCGGTACGGGTATTGTTAGTGGATCGACGGTCCAATTGGAAGGTGCCGATGGAAGTTTGTACAGTGTTTCCAACGTGACCCCGAACGCCGCCGGGACGCAAGTAACCTTTAAAATGGGGGCACCCAGTGGAAGTGGGGGTGCGACCGTCTACCCAGACATTGATATGACTTCAGCGTCCCAAGGTGGGTACGTCGTAACCGCACATACAGAAGGTTCGGGTTCGGAAGCGATGTGGAAGGCCTTTGACGGAAACTCGTCCTCAACATACTGGAAAGTTGATAATGGTTACTCAACATCTAGCTCCTATTCAGCCGTGGCAATCAGTGGTGTACTTCCATCATTTACAGATACAGCTGGAACAGCGCATGTAGGTCATTGGATACAATTGGAATTACCTAATAAAATTAAATTAACTCGTTTTGTAACAGCTGCTAATTTCGCCAATCAGTATTTTATGAAATCATATGTTGTATTAGGGAGCAACGATAATACAAATTGGACCTTACTTCATAGTGAAACTAACGGAACCGGCGTTCAAGATGTCACAACATTATCCGGGGGTTCAAGTAGTCATTTCAAATATTTAAAACTATTAGTAAAGGCCAAGCTCAATGGGAGCAGCGCGCATCTTCAAGTTGGGGAGATTGAATACTACGGTGTTTTGGATGATGGACGATTCACCGTCGCAAATCAACCCTATAAAGTTAAAGTTAACAGTACCTCGGGTCTGATCGGGACCAGTACTACCAAGATTGGGTTTGCGGTTACATGGACTACCGCGGTTGATGCGAACCTATACTTCGATACTGGTGCGTCCACGACTCGCACACTCGCAGGTACAGATGGTGGTGGTGGTACGAATAGGACCTTCTCTCTAGCACCCGGGAGTAACGCCTTACCATCAGGCCTCACCCTTACGGGGAGTACAGGTGCGATAACAGGTCAAATTGCGGCGAATCAAGATGGTGTTACGACGAGTGTAACATTCCGATTGACTGATAATAACAGCGGGTTCTTCACAGATAGAGCAATCAATATCATGGGGATGTCAGCACTCTACACAATGGCGTCCCCGTTCACGTTCACGAATGCTGGTGCTACGGGACGATATGGCCCTACACTCTACCAATTAAGGACCGCGTATTCACCCACATGGACGGATTATACCAGTAATTTGAATGTGACGTACCAAGGAATCCAAGAATGGACTGTACCAAGCTCGGGGACGTATCGTATCACGATGGCTGGGGCAAGAGGTGGTACAGCCAACAACACAAAACTGGGAGGAGATGGGCGTAAATTAAGATTCGATGTAACTTTAACTAAAAATGAAAAACTTTCTTTATTAATTGGTGTATCCAGTATTACTACTAGTAGTAGTAATGGAGGAGGTGGGGGAGGAACTTTTATTGTTAAATCTGATGGAACTATACTCGCTGCTGCGGGTGGTGGTGGAGGAGCAAGTGGAAATAATCCATCATCAAATGGAAGGCAGCATGCCCCTGCAAGAAGTTCAAATGGTGCAGGTAACAAAGGTGAAGGTGTGGCGGGTGGTTTGGGTGGAATAAACGGGGGAGGGGGGCATGGTGGAGGAGAAAGCTCAGCGCCGTCGGGCAGCAATTCGAGCCCTGCCGATGGAACAAATGGTCTAAATGATCAGTATGCTCCAGGTGGTGCAGGGTTCTTTGGAGATGGTAGCGGGTCAAATTTTTCGAGTTATGGAACGTGGGACGGGGGTGATGAAGTATCCACGGGCATCTCACCGTTCTTTAGTGGTACGTCGGCTCGGGGAGGATTACCAAACGGTGCGTTCGGTGGTGGGGGTGGGGGCAACATCGGCGGCGCCGCTCAGTTTGGTGGATCTGGTGGAGGTGGATACAGTGGTGGTGGTGGTGGTGCCTCGGGCGGAAGCCCTGGGGATTCACCTGGTGGTGGTGGAGGGTCTTTTATCAACTCAAGTATATCGTCCTCACTTATCACAATAGATGCGCTCTCATCAGGCACACAACACGGCTATGTCACAGTTGAAATTTTATAATATTAAGTATATAGTATATGTCAGACTCATCGACTATCGGAATTCCTCTACCCACACCAGAGGAAATTGCTGCCCGAGAAGCCGTGGAACAACGTAAAGTCGATGCGATGACCAAACTCCGTTCTGAACGGGACGCATTGATCCCTCCTACAGATAAATACGCTATGAGAGATTACCCCATAAACGATGAAACCTTCAAAAAATGGAAACGTTACCGCCAACATCTCCGTGACCTTCCAGGTATGTCTTCACCGGATCTAGATGAAGATGGGAAACTCACGGGTGTCGAGTGGCCGGTCGTTCCAACTCCGTAAACATTTCCTCCAAAGTGGACCGAGTCCACTTTGCAAGAACCGTTCAATTTTTTCCCAAAAATTTTAACCTCCCTCAATAGTAGATATGAACGGCACCGATACGTTTCTCGATATCAACAATGCCCACCTCAGGGTGAACAGCGGGAACGTTCAAGCTTCGACATTCGTTCTTGACCAGATAAATATCGTGACGAGCGCAAATACCGCGACGACGGTTAACTTCAATAACGTGACGAAAGCCTTTAACGCAGTATCGAATATAGAGGTGGGCACTGCTAACCTATTCGTAGATACGACCACATCGAAAGTAGGAATAGGGACGGATGCACCCGAATATGCCCTTGATGTTCACGGATCGGCAAATGTCGGTGCATTAACAGCGACGACCTTTTCGGGAAGTGGTGCGGGTTTGACCGCACTCAACGCGACTAATATAGCATCTGGAACCCTAGATGCTGCACGCGTCCCGGATTTAGACGCAGCAAAAATAACAACTGGAACCCTAGATGCTGCGCGCGTCCCGGATTTAGACGCAGCAAAAATAACAACTGGAACCCTAGATGCTGCGCGCGTTCCAACCCCCACAACGTTCACGACAGCAACCTTCACTGGGGATGTCACGGTGAATACAGATACGTTCCACGTGGATACCACAAATGATAGGGTCGGTGTGGGGACGACGACCCCTGTAAGACCTGTTCACATCTTAACATCAACTGGTACGAATTCCTTCATTCGAGTTGAATCAAATGAAGCAGATGAAGTCGGTACAGAATTCTTTAAAACCGGGACGACTCACCCGTGGTACAATTACAGTGGAGCAAATAGAACCGATTTAAGATGGTACCGTGGAGGCATTGATAGAATGCGCTTATCAGACGAAGGAGACTTGAGTATCGATACTATGAATCCGTATTCTATGTTACATCTCGGAAGTGATACGGCGCCCAGTGGGGGCCGCGCGAACTCTGGTAATATGACAGCCAGTGACTATTACTTATTACTCGGACGAGCGGAACATGGGGTAGCAAAGGAGTGGAGGATTGGGTTCGGATATAACACTTCTGCAACAAATGTCCCCCCTTCTTATATCGGATATCATGAGAGAGTTAATTCGAGTGGTACAAAAGGAGATTTAGTATTCGGTGGGAGACACACTGACAACGCCGGCATCCAAGCGACTGAACGTATGCGAATTACGTATGATGGGTGTGTCGGCATTCGAAACACCACCCCGGATTGTCCATTACACGTGAGCGGATACGGTGGGACAAACACGGGTGCTACTTATCACTCTGGGTTTGTACACGGTCAAGAGTCTTTACATAGATGGACCAATAATCACAGTAATGTTGGTATTTTTGCAGATGACGATATAATGAGTCATGGATACATTTTATCTATAAACGGAACTTTCGGTGCATCCGATCGGCGTATTAAGAAAGATATCGTGGATATCGACGACGGGGCAGCTCTACAGATTCTCAGACAATTACAACCAAAACAATATAAATACATAGACACGTATAGAAAAACTTCGGATCCTGTGTGGGGTTTTATAGCACAAGAGGTTCGAGAAACACTTCCACACTCTACGCAGTTCAGAACAGAATTTATACCGGATATCACCGAAGTAGCTACCGTCTCTGAATCTACCGTGCTCACATTCACGAACTTCGATACGTCAAATTTAGAAATTGGTAAAAAACTACGAGTTCACGATCAAAATCACGCAGAGCATAAAATCAAGGTCGCTGCTATCATAGACGCGCACAGTGTTCGGGTCGAAGAAGATTTATCGGGTTGGACGTGTTCTTTCAATGAAGATGGAACGATAGGCGAGGGAAATAGTTTGTACGTGTTTGGGCGAGAGGTCGACGATTTCGTGTTCATAAAGAAAGATGCCATCTGGACGGTCGCCACTGCCGCCCTCCAAGAGGTCGACCGCCAGCTCCAAGCCGAGAAGGAGAAGGTTACTACACTTGAAACGCAACTCGCATCAGTTCTCACACGACTCGATGCCCTCGAGAATGCCTAAAACTTTCCTCCAAAGTGCCTCCCACTTTGTAAGAAAATAACCTCAACACATAGTAGACGAAATGCCGATTAACTCACCAACTGGGTTTCTCGACATCACGAACGCGACGCTCAGAACGTCGAATCTTGAGGCACAAAATTTACTCATAACAGGTGGTAATATTTACGTCACGAGCGAACTTGAGGCAGATGCGACTGTCCTTAACCTCGAAAACGTCACGCGAAAGGGGAATGTTTCCTCGAATACGATTGAAATTACAAATGCGACGACGGGTATTGTCGCTACGGGAAATGTTGAAGCCGCCAAATTTATTGGAAGTGGGTCACACTTAACCGGTATTCCTCCGACTGCGATTACAGGTACGCTCAGTCAATGGTCTGATGGAGCAAATAATGACGTGTACATAGCGAGTAATGTTGGTATAGGTAATGTCCACACACTCACGAGTAATACTTTACAGGTGGGTGGAAACCTATACGTCAGGGATACGGATGCAAACGTTTTAACGGTTAATGGAAATGTCGTAGCCTCCTATTTCGAAGGTGACGGAAGTAAACTATCCGGTATCGTGACGGATCTTCAAGGTGTTACGGATAATGGAAATGTCACCACAAATGTCGTTCAATTTTCGAATGTGACGACAGGACTCGTGACGACAGCGAACATAGAGGTCGGGGGTGATATTAAGGTCGTCGGTTTATCCGCGGGTAAAGTTCCATACGTCGCATCCGATAAATTCTTAAAGGATTCGTTTATCACGATGACGGGTGATGCTACCGTGATAACGTCTAACCTTGACGTGACGGGAAATATCTTTATGCGTGGTAAGAAGTTTATCGTTGAATCCGAAACAAAATTAATAAACGATGCGATCATAGGAATCGCCAATAATAACACGGTTTCGACGACTGATAAGGGTATCATCATGCAAAATACGACGGGAAATGTCGCGATCATTCACCATGGAACGGGAGATGGGTTCGCAGATCAACTCACGTTTGGGTACACAGCCGATCCACTCGATACTGCGACGGTCACGAACGATCTCACAAAAGAACTCACTGTAAATGTCCTCGGTAATGTGATCACCCAAAATAACCTCTCCGTGGGTGGTACTTTGAGTATCAACACGATTTCCGCTGCTTCTTCACACTCACTCCAAGCGGTGACGAACCTAGGGAACGTCACTTCAAATACGGTACAATTTTCAAATGCGATAACATCCCTCGTCGCCTCGAGTAATATTGTGGCTACAGGGAACGTGAGTGCCGGTCATGATACGGATACGACCTCTTATTTCGGAAGAGCGGCCGTGGGCTACATGGGTACCACTGATCATGCATCTTTTGCCCACTTTGAGCGGAACAGCCCAGCACAGTATGCGCTTAAACAAACGGCGGCTGGACCGACATATATCAACACACCCGCGGGGGCGCATATTCGGTTTACAGTGAACGATGGGAACGCGGGTGCTGAAAAAATGCGTATCACGAGTGCTGGTAAAGTGGGAATTGGGGTGAGTGCCCCCGATGCGACTTTACACGTGGAGGGGAACGCATACGTTTCTTCTAATTTGACTGTGAGTGGGAATGTTTTAGCTGGTTATTTGTACGGTGACGGGAGTAATATTTCTGGCATTCCTTCAACCCTTCAAGCAATAACAGATTCTGGACCCGGTGCAAATGTGACGTCTAATACCGTCCAATTTTCTAACGCGACGACAGGGTTTGTTACGACTGCGAACGTTGTAGTTACCGGAAATGTGACCGCGGGTTCGTTCTTAGGAGATGGTTCGGAGCTTACAGCACTCAACGCGGCTAATATAGGATCTGGAACACTCCCAGTGTCCCGTGGTGGTACTGGTACGACTT